GCCGGCCGTGTCGAACTGGCGGATCTTGTCGAAGATCAGCGTGTTCGCGAGCCAGCTGGCGTTGGCCCGGTAGCGGACCGGCAGCGCGCCGTGGAGGGCGTACACGTCCGCCGCGGCGAACGTGTCCGTGGTGGCGCTGTTCACGATCGAGGCGCCCGCGCTGTAGGCGACGACGGTCGTGATGACACCCCACGGCTGGTTGGTGCCGGAGCCGAGCGTGAACTTGGTCGCCTCGAGGCGGTCCTTGGCGTCGGCGAAGAGCATGACGAGCTCCTCGCCGAGGTTGGCGATGTCCTCGACGGCCTCGATCGACGCCGGCACGAAGGCCTGCGCCCGGTGCGCGTCGATGGCCGGCTGGGCCAGCGTCGGCCCGTTGTCCGAGGCCTCGGCCGCCTCCGCCGCGAACGCGGCGGTGACGCCGGCGGACGACACGCCGTGCCAGGTCTTGGCCACCGTGGTCTTCACGTTGGCGATCTTGCGGAGCGGGTTCACCGCGCCGGCGTTGGTGAGGATGATCGTCGGGTCGAGGACGAAGGGCACGGCGTAGCCGCCGTTGGCCGACGTCAGCGACATGGCCCGCTCGGTCTGCAGCGCGGCGCGCTCGGCCGGCTCGAGCGAGTCGGAGTCGCCCGTCATCTTCTTGGCCCAGGCGGAGCGGTAGGCGGCGGAGCCGGTGGCCAGGATGTGCTGGGCCAGCTCGCCGCGGCTGTTGTCCTTGGTGCGGAGCAGCGTCTCGGCCTGCTCACGGTGCTCGGAGCGGACCCACTCGACCTTGTCGAGAGCGCGGAGCGCGTGGTCGGTCAGCTCGCGGCGGAGCTCGACGGGGCTGCGGCCGAAGCTGCGGACCTCGGACAGGTCGAACGGGTCACCGCCGCGGACGTGGACGGCCGGCGCGTCGGCGCCGGGGACGAGGGCGGCGGGACGGGTGCGGACGAGCTCGGCCAGCTGGTCGTGGCGCTCGAGGAGCGTGACGAGGCGGGTGCGCTCGGTGAGGCCCTCGGTGAAGCGGGTCTGCTCCTCGTCGGACAGGTTCATGCGGACGCCGGTGGCGTCCTGGTGGAGCTCGAGCAGGCAGGCGTCGAGGTACTCGATCGCCGAGCGGATCTGTTCGGGGGTCATGGCTTGAGCACTCCTTGGAGGAGTAGGGCCCGGGTGCGGGCGAGGACGGTGGGGTCACTGCTCGGGTCGCCGGCACTGCTGGCCGGCTTGCCGTGGCCATCGCCACCCGCGCGCAGCGCGGCGGGTCGCCCGATGGAGGTCTGGCGGACCTGGTCGGCTGCCGCGAAGGCGCCGGGGTCCCGCGCCCGGAGGCGCTCGTAGTACTCGTCGGTCATGGACCGGACGCCGGCGGTGGCGCCGGGGTTGGCGCCGAAGGTGACGGGGCCGAACTCGCTGGTCCGGACGTTCAGGAGGGTCCGCTCGGGCAGGCCCTTGGGGTTGTGGTCGGAGACGGGCGGCTCCATGAGCCAGCTGTCCTCGCGGACCCGGAAGCGGAACGAGCTGCCGTACTGGCCGGCGCGGAGGCCGTCGAGGAGGAGCGCCGGGACGCTGTCGAACAGGCCGACCTCGTAGGCCGCGCCGGTCTTGTCCTCGCGCAGGTCCTCGACGACGCCGAGGATCTGGTCGCCGAGGACGTCGTAGCCGTGGTTGAACGTGACGCGCATGGCGTCGCGGTCCTCGGCGATCGTCTGGGCGAACGCGCCGCGGACGGTGCGCTCGAGGAAGTTGCCCTCCCAGGCCGAGTTGATCTCGTACCAGGTGTCGAAGACCGAGAAGTGGCCGGCCAAGGTGCCGGCGCCGCCGGCGTCGCCCGAGGCGGCACGCACGATCGGGGACGGCTGCAGGGCGCGGACGACGTCGAAGGACGTGACATCCATGAGGGACTCCTCGCGATGTGGGGAAAAGGTGGGGTGCTCAGGCGGTGGGCAGGGAGCCCGCGCCCGGCTTCTGCAGCTGCACGGACAGGAGCCCGGAGTGCTGGAGCAGGGAGACGTCGTTGGCCTGGATGGCGGCCACCGCGCTGTCAGCCGTGAAGCCGGCCTCGACGGCGGTCTTCACCGCGGTCACCTGAGCGGTGAGGATCTCGGCCTGGTCCTTGGCGTCCTCACGCAGGAGTGGCATGTCGGCCGTCGACCACCACAGCTCGGCGTCGGTCGGCGCCTTGACGATCGTGCCCAGGGCGGCGCACAGGGACGTGAGCGTCGGGTAGATCCAGATGTCGGCGAAGTTGCGTCGCGCCTGGGACCAGTTGCCGGCGTTCAGGCTCGAGCCCTGCAGGCCCTCGGAGATCTGCAGGATGGGCGCGGGGACCTTCGACAGCATGGCGATGCGGGTCTCGCCGCGGCCCTGCACGTTGGCCAGGTCGAGGCCCTTCATGTCGGCGCCCACGACGGTGACGTCGGCGCCCTCCTGGAGGTAGATCGACTTGAAGGCGTTGCGCACGCCGTTGTGGCGCCGGTCGATCTTGCGGACGATGTCGTTGAAGGCGGCCTCGTTCGGGGCCCGCAGTCCCGTGAAGACGAGGTTGGGCGTGCCCGCGTTCTCGAAGAACTTGAGCTTGTGCGTCGTCGTGGCGCGGTCGGCCTGGATGTCACGCAGCGCCGGCGTCATCCACGACATGCCGCGGTAGGTGGCCTCGGGGTCGGGCAGGGGCGACCAGTGCGCGACCTCTTCGGGTAGCAGCGTGATCGGCTTGGCGTTCGGGTTCTTCCAGCCGCCGTTGCAGTAGGCGTAGCCGATGAGCTCGCCGTCGAGCGCGCCGGCCGGGTCGTCGGGCTCGGACTGTGAGCCGAGGACGATGCGGACCCAGTCGGGCCGGAGGACCTGCAGGCGGCCGCGGGCGTAGTCGTCGCGCACGAAGCTGTTGCCGGCCAGGCCGACGTGCCACTCCATGCGGGTGATGAGCTCGGCGGTGCTCGAGTTCTTCCACGGGCGCTCGAGCTTGTTGAGGGCGACGGTGCCGAACGTCTTCCCCGGGCGCGTGGAGCGGCGGGTGTTGCGGAACTGGAAGAACGCCTGGCTGAGCACGAGGCCGCGCGTCAGCTGGGCGGCGAACGCCGGCGGGCACTCCTTGAGGGCCCGCATGTACCCGGGCAGGTCAGCCTCGATGGCCTCGACCTTGGAGCTGCCGTAGGTGCCCTGGATGCCGACCGGGTACTGCGTGCCGGCGAAGCCGAAGACCTGGCTCTCGACCTGGGCGATGTAGTCCTGGAACGAGAAGCGCTCGACGTCGCCGCGGCGACGCAGCGAGATCACCTCGAGCCCCGCGGCGGCGGGGGCGGCCGGTTCTCGAGCACGAGCATCGCGGCGGAGCCGGCGGCGCCGATCACGATCAGGCCGGCGCCGACGCCGACGACGGGCGACAGGAGACCGCCGGCGACGAGGCCGATGCCGACGGCGAGGATCACGACGCTGACCACGAGCACGGCGGCCGCAGCCTCGATCAGTCGTCCCACTCGTCTCCTCCAACCGCTACGAAAGTCGTCTGTCCGGGGGCGTTGGTGCCGTCCGGATCCACTGCTCGGTCGAAGCCCATGACGGCGGCCGCCGCCAGGTCGATGTACCGCCGGCTGTTCGGGTGCTCCTTGGCGATGCGCACGCCGCTCTCCGTCGTCTTGGCCCGGCAGTTGGCCAGGTGGCGGCGCAGGCGAGGGTCACCGGAGTGCGTGATGCCGCCCTGGATGACCGCCTCGTAGAAGCGGTGGCACGCCGGCACCATCACGTTCGCCTGCTGGCTGAACTCGACGATCGGGAGCCCGGCCTCGGCGAGCTCCTCGAGGGTGCCGCGCCAGTGGTTCAAGTCCGCCGCGACCTCGAGGACGTTCCAGCCGGCGCAGGCGACGGCGAGGTACGCCTTCACCTCGCTGATCGGCACCTTCCAGTCGTCGGGCGCGGGCTCGGGTCGCTCCCACGTGCCGATGACCCACACCCACGGGGTGCGGCCGCTGACGTCGACGCCGATGACCGCGGTCGAGTCCCCCGAGTAGGAACCGTCGAAGCCGATGACGACGTCGGCGCCCGCGGGCGGCGGCATGCGCTCCTCGATGCGTTCGTCCCACGCCTCGAGCGGGACCCATGTCTCAATCGAGCTGACCCACCGGTTGAGGTGGTAGCGCTCGAACTCGTGCTTGAGGCCCCGCGCCTTGAGCTCGTGGTAGGCGAGGACGAGGTCCTCCGCCGGCCAGCACACGTCGGCGACCGGGTTGGCCTCGTAGATCGCCTCGAGGAGCTGCTCGGGGTCGTCGAGGTCGAGGTGCGCTGACGCCTCGCGCCACCAGAAGAGGAACTGCTCGTCGACGAGCTCGCCGCGGGCGATCTTGCAGCCCAGCTCGTAGAGCCCACCGAGGAGGCTCTCGAGGTTCCAGCCCGCCGTGGTGGCGCCGAGGATGCGGCCGCGTCGCTTGCGGAGGCCGTTGCGCAGGATGGTCCAGCGCCTCGACGCCTGGATCCACTGGGCGTCCCACTCGTGCAGCTCGTCGGCGAGGACGAGCGACGGGCGGGGGCCGTCGTTGGCGCCGATGCTGCCGGCGACCCGGTACATCCGGGCCCGGGTGGGCAGGTAGATCAGCGACTTCGCCGTCGCCTTGAAGTGCCGCTCGAGCGGCGTGCCGACGATCATCTCCCGGGCGGAGCCGAGGATCAGGTCCGCCTGCAGGTCGGTG